CGCGAGCCGGAGCTATTGACTGTGATGTGTCTGATGGCCGATGTCTGAGACTTCGCAGCCTGCCGCAGGATCCCCACGGCGTTCCGGAGAGTCAGCAGTGCGTCCGCTTCTCCGGTGGCCCTGGAGTCCAGGACGACTTCGAGCGTGTCCACCTGGTTCAGGTCGGAGCCTCCGACCTGAGAGACCAGGATGCAGGGCGTCGAGAAGTCCTTCGGAAGCGGGCGGCAGTATGCGGTCAGATGCTTCGCGAGCACCTGCCGGATCTCGTCCTCGATGTCTATGCTTCTTTGAATTTCCATTACCCTGTCACCGCCTTACTGAGCGCTTTGTCTTCCGCCTCCGCTCTCTGGGACTCGTAGTCCGTGGTGCTTACGCTGCCGATGACACGGCCGCCGCCATAGTTGCCCTGCCATACATGCGCCGAGAAGCCTTCGCTTTCTCCGGCGATGTTGGACGTGGCCCTGGCGCGGATCTGCTCGGCCGCGCTTGACACGGCGCTCTGAACGCCCCCTCCGCAGAGGATCTCGCGGAAGCCTTCGCTCTTAAATTCCAGTTTTATCTGCTTAGCCATCCATTAGCCTCTCCATCTCACGAGGTTCAGTTGCAGGTTGCTCCTGTTCCCCGTCGGAGATCGCCACTTTCGAGGCGCTCCGTTTATCTCATAGATCTGACCCTCGAACTGGATCCGATCTCCCTCCTGCACGTCCGCGTCATACGGACAATAGCAGGTCACTCCGTCCATGATCCCGAGCACCCGGCCATCTTCAGACAGCGAAGTGGCTGCGGGCTGAACGGAGCACCCTGCTATTTCTAAGGAGGAAGACTGTCCCCAGTCAGGAGTGTCCGATCCCCTGACTGACACGATCCCCGGGCGGAGTCTCGTGATCGTGTCGTTTGCAAAACTTCCGACCATATTAGAACACCCCCTGGATCCTATACGGCGCGAGGACTTCTTTGTCGTCGTCCGGCAGAGCGGAGGCCCTGGCAGAGTTTACCCACGCCGCGTTATAAGTGACAGACACGCCGCCGGCCGCTTCGCTCATGACGCCGTTGGGCGACGCCAGGGCATGAGCCACCCGATGCGCTGCGAGCTCCTTCACGGAGGCCATGAGCGCGTCCGGGATCCCGGCCTTATAGTCCACGACAACGAGGCTCTTCCGGCTCAGCGCCGGCACATCGAAGACGCGGAGGATCCCGCTGCGCTCGAAGTCGATGTCCGTATAGGCGACGCCGTCGATCAGCACGGAGCTGACCGCGGTCACGAACTTGGCCGGCAGCTGGATCATAAGATCCCGGCCGACGCGCTTCGTCCGTCCGTCACCGTGCAGCAGCCGCTCCGTGAGAGAGCAGGCCGCCTCCGGGTAGACGTGCCAGCCGCAGTAGTTCCGGATCGCGTCGGATGCCGCCTTGATCTCGGCGGCGGTCCGGCGGTCGCTGGTGTACTTCCCAGCGGTCAGCTCGTCAAACTCGGACTCCGTGAGCAGGTCCGTGAAGGTCGTGGCGTCCTCTGTCAAGTTGTATCCCCAGATTGTGGCCAGACTCATTTCTTCTTCGTCTCCATTGCCTTGTTTGCAGGCTTGACCGCTTTGGTCCGCGGCTCCGCCTCGGTCTTGAACTCAACCTCGGTCTTGACCTCGACGGCGCCCCCGGGCTGCTCACCCTCTTTGAAGAGGTAGTGCTTGCCGTTTACGATGTACTCTTTCATGGTTTCTCCTCCTATGAGGGGGCGCCCCGGGGGACGCCCCGCTTTATTCTCTTAGACGGCCTTCGTGATGAGCTTGAAGCCTGCCGGACGTCTTACGGCGAGAGCGAGGCGCTCCTCCGCGCGGATCGTCATGAGGTTATTCACAAAGTCGTCCTCGTTGCTGTTCGTAGCCTCCACGGACACGCCGCCCTTCTGGACGACGGAGCCGCAGGCCTTGAAGGCGCCGACGATGATCTGGGACGCGGTGACGGCCGTGGTGACGACCACGGGAATACCCCAGAGCTGCTTGCCCTGGCCGTCCGCAAAGTAGCCGCCGCCGTAGTAGCGGGACTCGCCGTCCTTGCCGAGGCGAAGGGTCTGCCAGGTCGCGGGAGCCATAACGATCGCGTCAGCAGCGAAGCCGGAGACCTCCTGCACGTCCATCATCGCGGTGAAGACGAGATCCGCGAGCGCTTCCGCTTTGATGGCTGCGGTCCAGGAGCTGGAGTCCGCCTGGATGCCGGAAGTGCCGGTCAGGCTGGCGACCAGATAGTTCTGCTCGACGAGCCCGAGCTGGTAAAGCAGACGGCCGTTGATCGCGGAAGCGAGGAACGGATAGTCGCTGATATACTCGTCGGACTCCTTGATATAGCAGGCGATCTTGTCGAGACTGACCGTCTTGGGCGTAGGATTTGCGAAGTGTATCTGAGGCTTCTTCGCGCCCTCTGCCGTTACCGCGGGAGCGCCCTCGACGGCGCCCTCGATGAGGTACGTCAGGGAGTTGCCGCTGATAGTCTCCGCGCCGAAAAGGTCACGGATGACCAGCGCGGTCCTGGGAGCGGTCACGACGTTACGGTCGAGGTCGGTCACGTACTGGCTGATTCCGGTAGGGCTGGTCTGGGTGTCGGTCGCGGCCTTGAACTCGGAAGCAGCGACGCTGAAGCGCTTGGCATGAACGCCGGTCTTCTTCACGGCGCTGACGAAGTGATCGCCGAGGGTGCGGGCCTGCTTCTCCTGGGCGCCGTCATCCCCCTCGCCTCCCTTCTTGCCGATCTGAGCCAGGAGCGCCTGCGCCTTCTCGGCGGCCTTGATCTGCTCCTGCAGCTGCTCGATCTCGGTGGTGAGCTCGCCGGCGGTCTTGATGGCCTCGGCGTCGCCGGCGTTGATCTTTGCTTCGAGGCCCTTCAGCTTCAGCTGGGCAGCCTTCAGTTTTTCTTTGAGAGTCATGGTTTTATTCCTCCGTTATTGTCATATTTTTGATGAAGTTGAGCAGGCGATCCTTCTCCGGATTGCTCCCCTTCGGATCCTCCCCTTTCGGGTTGTCCTTCGGGTCGTCCTTTCCTTCGTCGTCATCATCTGCCTCGTCTAACACGCTCTGTAAAAGCGCGATAGCCTGCTTAATAGCGTCGGCGTCCTTCTTACTGTTACGCCTTCCGGACTTGACGTCCGTAACCTCTGCGCGAGGGTTTGCCGGGATCGGAACGATCGAGACCTCAAAAAGGTCCAGTTTCTGCAGCTCGTTCGCCTTCGTGCCGTCTTCGAGGGTCACCTGCGCGGCTTCCCTGACGTCATAGGCAAATGAGAACTGATACACGACCCCGCTCTTGACGATCTCGCGCTTCTCCTGAGCGAGCGGGGTATTAAAAAAGCTTGCTGTCATCAGCGGGCCTTTTTCTGTGTCTTCTATAGAGTCGACCTGCCCGATGATCTGGTTCAGGTCGTGATTCCAGCACAGCGGGAACTTGTGGCCGGATTCTTCGCGGGCCTTGATCGTGTCCGTGAATGCTCCAGGCGCCACCACGTCGCCATAGCTGTCCGGGATCCTGTCATAGGTGGAGAAGTATCCGGAGATCTTCCCCGCATCTTCGTCTGATTTCACCAGCACGAAATTCTTAGTCTTATGATCCATATTGCGTCCTTTCTTGCCGGCATACCATTTCTCGATGCCGTCAATGGTCTGCTGAGGCCTTTCGTCCTGTTTTGCGCGTTCCATGCAGACGTCATAACCTGGATCGAGTGCGACCACGTCTGCCCCGGCTTCTTCGTACAATTTCATGTGTTCCGCCGACGGTGATGTGTGAATGATCCATGACTCAGCGTCCGCATTCTTGAGCGCTGTCCGGATTGCGCCTTCCCTCGCATCAAAAGCTGCCTGCTTAATGATTCCATCGGCGGCGTGACTGTTCTCAGCACCAAGCGCTTGAGCGATCAAATCATAATCAATTCTGAGATCTCCGCTCTTCGCATTCTCGCGAACATATGTTGATTTGCCCGCACATGGCGGGCCTGTTACGATGTGTATCACTTTGCGTACCTCCATGAATAGCCCCCAGCGATTCGCCTGCGGCCATTACAAACAGCGCTAATATTCTGCGAGTTTGTTCCAAATTGTTTAGCGGCCTCCGTCATATTGCTCCATACTTTTATGACTTCG